CCGAAAAGCGACCAATTGCAGTGTCCGGCCATTCCCCGTTTGCTTTGGGTCCATAGGTACGATTTGCGTCATCTAAGTTGATATAAAAGTCGCCGTCTACACCAAGGTCATCTGACGGCAGACCGTTACCAGCGTGAAAGATGCTTCCACGCCTGCCTTGGGGGCCGGGGCTAGTAATCTGAATGACGTACTCGGTTTGAGGAATCTCAACAACGTTGTGCTCATTAACGATCTGAACGGTGTTGTTCGTCTCAATTACCTGAACGCTGGTTCTAGTCACCGAGTCACCTCGCCGCGAACGACAAAGTTACCCATCAAAAGTCGGCTAACGCTCCCAGATACCGATATGAGTTCTAGGTCATATACGTATGTACCCACTTCCATTGCGGCTGAATCAGTCGCTGAGATAAGCAGATCGATAGTGCCCGCGTCGTCTCCCAGTGTGATTCCACCGTTTTCAGTAGTCAACGACAACGTAACTGACGTGCTCGTACGCTTTCCTCTAATCTGCATACGAGCGGTGTAGCCAGTCAGATCGATGGCGACGTTTGAAGGGTCTTTCCACGTCAACGTCTGACTAAACGTTGCACCTTGGTCAATTGTAAATCCGTAGGTTGCTGCTAGCGCCATTATTCCTCCGATAGAACTGAAAGGGGCGGGGGCGTTGGCCCCCGCCCCTATCCAGTGATTACCTTGTCGGGTTTATCAGGAGATAGCGCCGCCAAGAGTGTTGATGATGACGCGAGATTCGGCGGTGATCATACCGAAGCCCCAGATGGCGTACCATGCCAAGCCGTGCTCACGACCGAAGTCGATCACACCACCGTCACGCAGTTCAACCGGGAGGCTGATGGCGTGACCAAAGGCGTTGTCACCAATCATGATTGCGTTGTAAGCCTCTGCGTTGGCTTGAACACCGGAAGTACCAGAGTCCGAGTCAAGAGCAGCGATGCCCGTGTCGAGGCCCTTCGAAACCTGAGTGGTCTCAATGAACACAACGTCGTAGATACGTCCGATTTCACCGAGCATGAAGTTACCGGGGGCGGCGTACTTCGTGACTTCAATGAACTCTGGCCAGTCGCGGAGCGAGCGGCTCTGTGACGGGTGAACGAAGCACACGTAGGTGTCGCCCAAGCGCGGGATGTTCTCCCCAGCGAGAACCTCAACTGCGTCCTTAATGGTTGCAGGTGAAAGGTATCCCGGAGAAGCAGCGGTGCCTGCCGTACCTGCGTCGTAAGGCGAGATTGCCCCACGTGTGGTAGCGGCGGTGCGACCGAACACAACGCTAGGCGGAACAGCCGCACCCCCACCAAACGGCACTGCCGACTGGTACAAGGTGTTACGTGCCTGCGAGTCCATGGACTGAGCCATGTGACGACCGAGGAGACGTGAGGCTGAGGCCATGACGTCATCAAATGATGCGTTGAGCAGCAACTCGGTGACAGCAACAGCCTTACCATGCTCCTTAACGGTGATCTGAATCTGCGACGCGGTCAGCGAAGTCGGTTCCAAGCGAACACCCTCTGTCAATTCCGCATTGTTGGAATCAACGGCGAGGTTGTTATAACGCATGAAGTTGATGGTCAAACCGGGCTGAACACCAAGTTCGGTCTTCTTGACGGCGAACTGCTCAAAGCGAAGAACTGGCATCGCTTGGAACAAGATCTCCTTCGACCAAATCTGCTGAATAGCAGGGGAAAGACCAGCACCATCAGCCGTGTAGCCAGTGATGTCACTGGTTGACGGCGTAGTGCCTGAGTTGTAAGCAGCGGTGGTGGTAATCGCACCGCCTGAGGGTGAGGGTAGGGCCATGTTAATTATCCTCCGTAGGATTTATTTGGTTACTGTGTTTTAGCGACCTCTAAAAGAGGCTTGCGCCAAGAGCCGATCTCGAATTTGTGCGTACTGTTCCATCGACATATTGGCGATATCCGCCGATGTAAATGTTTGCTGCTCCGTTGCGTTTTCCAGTGGCCCAATCGGGGTTGACCCCGTTGCCGGGAC